TATCAATTGGATTTTCTTTATAAAGATTATTGATGAACACATCAAACATATATGGATTAGTCTTATTCACTACGACCACTTTGACATATGTTCCTTTGTATGGAGATAGGTCTTTATTTGAAATGGACTGAAGACTTTCAACTTTATCATCATACACAATTCGATGAAACATTCGATTTGGATTTTCAATGAACTCCAATTCTTTAGTCTCTAAATTGAATAGATGAAATCCACGTGGATCATTATAATCCATCCAATTCAATTCATATGGATTACCTAGATAAAAGATCTTTCCATTGTTTGATCTATGATGATAGTGTCCAGAAAACACTAGATCAAATTTATCAAACATCGATGAATCAAGGCCATCAGTACATACCGCACCTCGATGCATCGTGAATCCAAGAATTTCAAAATGACCCATACAGATAGTTGCGTTAGTCGTTTTAATTTCTTGAAGAGATCTATCATAATTATCCGCACATATCCAAGGCATCATACAAATACCAACAGTTTCATTTGCATAATTTAAATTAATAGTATGTGGTGTATTAATAACGGTGATGTTATCATACTCTTCTAAAAGAAGTTCAGGCGAATTCACATCATTCGTATTCTTATAGTAAGTGTCATGATTACCTACAAGCATGTACACCGTGATGTTACGATTATACAACTCATCAAAAAACATAGACTTTGCACGATGAAAGGAATAGAAATTAATAAACTTCCGACGATCAAATGTATCACCAAGGATCAACACAGTATTGATATCGTTTTCATCAATAACTTTGAAGAAAGTTTCTTTGTAAAACTTCTCGTAGTAGTCTAGAAAATGAATTGAATCACCTCTAGCACCAAAGTGTTGATCCGTTATAATTGCAACTTTCATAGATTAGAATGAAGATGGATAAAACTTCTCAAGGGTTTGCATTCTATCAATCTCATCTTTTAGTCTGAGTTTCTTCTTTTTAGTTTCACGGATCATATAGTCAGATGCGTGTGACATTTCAAGTTGAGTTACTTCTTTTTTCAACATTTGATGTTTTTCAATCAATTTATTAACGTGATTTTGCAACTTACCCATACGCTTCTCCTTATCTAAACTTAGGTCCTAAAACCCACACCACTAAAGATTTACGAATACCCTTCGTGACTGGAGTGACACGATGGATCATAAATGACGGAAACAAGATCAGTCGACCTTTCTTTTGAGGAACATCAAGTGGATGTTTTTCAGTACCTTCATTAAATTGAAATTTACCGCCCTTATATTCATCAGGATCACTAAGAAACATCGACATTGATAATTTGCGAGTTTCACCTAAGGCGTTTACGCCACCAACTGCTGAGTCCATATGGAAACCATAATGACCTTTTTCTTCAGAATTATACTCTGTATATTGCATAGAGTCATATCCATAAAGATCCATATTGTAGTATCTATCATTTAATAGATCAATAACATTATTAATGCGATCAAATATCCACATGTTCTGTTCATCTGGAGTTAGGAACTTAATATCAGATCGCCGAACATCAGTTTTTGGATCTTCAATATCAACTTGTTCTTCATTAGTTTTTTTATTGAGCATTCCTACCGTTTTACCCTTATCTAGTTCGAACTTGCCACAATAGTCGATTAATTTTTCAAGTTCTTCGGGATCAAACGCATCATCCCAATAGGTGTACGTGTTCAAAATAGTCTTTCGTGATTGTACATCATTCGTAATTTTACGATACACAGCCATAAAATATCTCCAAGTTTTTCAAATCATATCACATAAATTTGAGGATGTCAAGTCTCCAAGAAGTTTTCGATACCCTTTGACTTTTTCAACTCTTTCTTTTTCTTTTTAGATTCTTCAAATGTGGAAATGAAATCAGAAATGTTATCATAAAGTTCGAATTGTTTACCAGTTGCTTCTTCATAACCTAATAGTTCAGACTCATCTAGAATGCCAAACTGTTCAGTAGATTTATACTTCACATACATCTGTTTCTTTTCTTTCTGGATTCTTCGAAGAAAAGCGTAGTATACGATCTGTGTAAAATATGCAAATGGATTGTTAGACTTCAATGGATCAAAGTTCTCAAAGTACATGATGCAGTTCTCAATACCGTCTGCAATCATTTCATCCCGATATGAGTAATTGATGAAGTTTGGTTTGTGTGATAACCCATGTGCAATCTTGAGAAAACACTCACCGATATAATTTGGTATTGCTGGTTTTGTTGTGTTGTTCGTTATTGACAATTCAACTTTTGACTTATAGTCAATCAACGCTTTACAAAAGTCTGCATTGTTGATGTAATGCTTTTTCGAACCACTTTCTTTCTTTTCCATGATATCTCCTGGGGTTAGTGGATTAAATTATTGTTATTACCAACAGACATAGAATCCAAAATAGACATCATATTTTCTTCAGTCAAGGGTTCATCATCATCTTCAGATTTAAAAGACGTTATACTACTGTTGATACTCTCAACAGCACCCAAATAATATTCAGCAAAATCAGCAGAAGGATCAACCACGGTAAGTATGTCTCTATTCTCAATAATCGCCTCATTTTTATCCATCAAACTAACAGGTAACCAAAAAGACATATTTACAACTTGATTTCCAGTTTTATTATCATTCCTTAACATAAAGATGATTGGATGTATTAATTTATATTTATTATCTTTCTTTTCAACTTTTGCAATTATGTCATCGCCGCAGTTAAGTCTGAAAATCTTGATTGTTGTTTCCATATGTCAGTCCTATTTTATATAATTTGTATGTGAACTTTTCTTCATTGTAGATCTTTGTTCTTTCAACAAAGTGTCTCAGAGTAAAGTTCATATGATTTTTATACCGTAAGTCATCAGCTATATCGTATAGTGTTGCTTTTGTTTTATTATTACCAAGTCTGAGTCCACGACCAATCGATTGAAGATTGCGAACTCTTGACTTTGACGGTGACGCAAAGATAACATTATGAAGATTACGAATATTCACACCAGTCGAGAATGTTCCATAACTGGCGACTATGATTGAATCTGTTTCTGTCTCAGTAATCTTACGAATTTCTTCACGAGTTTCTGTATCAGTTCCACCATAAACAAAGAATACTTTTCTTTCACCAATGTTATCTGCGTTTCTGATCATATCATACAGTACTTTACCGTGTTTGTCAACATATTGAAAGAGAAGTAATGAATTTCCTTTCATTGATATTGTTAGATTTCTGATGAACTTATTCCTAGATTCAGATAGAAACAAGTATTCAATTTCATCTTGATATGATTTTTCCACCATGAGTTTGCATATATCATCATCATGTTTTAAAATCAAACATTTAATTGAGAACTCTGCCAACTGTTTATTGTCCATCAATTGTTTAGTCGTAATAACTTTATTTGCAGGACCAAACAAACCTTCTAATACTAGTTTATGAGTTTTTGTTCCATCAAGAGTACCAGTAAGTCCAATTCTATATCTTGCATTGATACAAGAAGTCATTATTTTAACAAGAGATTGTGCTTTAAATAAATGTGCTTCATCACCTAATACAAAGTCGAATTGTTCAAAGTATTCACTTGGTAATTGGTACAGAGATTGCCAAGTAGAAATAATCAAAGGAGCGCTTGACATCTTGTCTCTACCTTGATACACTCTGTGTATGCTGGTTTTAGCGTCCCACCCGTTAAGAGATGAATAATCTTCAAAGTCAGAATAAAGCTGTTCCACTAGTGCTGTAGTAGGAACAATGATTAATCCTTTAGAACACTTGTAATCCAGAAGCTGACGTATAATTAGGTAGATTATTAATGACTTACCTGATGCTGTAGGTGAGAGTAATAATGTTCTTTTGTTCCTAATTGCACGAACGAATGCTTCTTTTTGATAGTCACGAACTGATATATCTTTATTCATAGACTGTACAGTCAAAGAAGAGATGAATTTATCAGCTAAAGCTAAAGGGTAATTCTCAAGCAGATCGGGTCGAGGATCACCATATTCAAGTTTAATTGATCTCTCTTCACAGAAAGTTTCAATATAAGAGAGTAGTCCATGTGTGATTACATTTGATCTTGAATCAAAAAGACGAATCTTACCATCCCATTGCCTTTTACGAAAGGCTGGAGTGAATTGATGACCTGGTACAGTAAAGGTGAAGTAATCAGAAAGTTCTCGTGCTATATCTTTTTCACACAGTACTTTCACATACGCTTCATTCTTTCTGATTACTGTGAGTTTAGTTTCCACCGATGAACTTTTCCCAAGAAATATAGTCTCTCAATTGAAACGTTCTACTGTTCAATTCTTTTATGATTGATTCACACAGGAAGACAGTCTCTTCTACCATCATTTTTCTCTTTAACAATTTGATCAATTCTTCATCAGAATCTATGTACTTATCTACACCATTTTTAGTCCTAAGACTTAGAAGAAATGGCTCCCATCCATACTGATTCAGTTCTTCTTGCGAGAGTGATCCATTATAATATTCTTCTTTAATTCTACGAAGTTTAGAATATTCAAAGTTAATGTTTTTGACTGATAGTTTATTTTTTATTAGTAGTTTAACGTATTTGTTATGTAGTACTGGTATCTTTAGTAGTTCTTTGCCTGGTTCAGTTGGATTAATTATACTGTCCTCATCCCACGATTTCATTACATTTTCAAGTTCACTCATTATATCTCCAAATGTTATAATACCTCTATGTCAAAGTAATCGTATCTAAATGTTGCTGTTGCTACAATATGATCTTCTGCTGATTGCTTTGTATCGAATTGTAGATCAGAAAGTGATGTAGGAAAGATTCTATCAAACTTAACTCTAATCTTTGGATTGTTTAGTCCTGATAGAATAGTAAGGATTGCATTAGTTCTGTTGTATGTGATTTCACGTGCCTGCATCTCTGTTGTGATGCCTCGTATCCAATTATGTATGCGGAGCCAAGATGAGAGATTTTCGTTCACCAGAAAAGTCATTTCAAACGGCGAATATGTCATCTTAGTGCCAGGTGCGTACAGATCTAAGTTTGGCGTAAAATGAATTACTTCACCCATTTGTACACCAGGAACACTTACTGATTGGCAAAAATATACAGCATCATTGATTTCTGGAAACGAAAGAATATACTTAGTTGGTTGAACTAAATTAGTATTACTTGGTTTAGTCGAGTAAGATGGACTGTTAATGTCTTGTAGAGAATTCATTCAGAAGAAACTCCTTTTATTCTCTATTTATCTACAAAGAGGAAGAGGATCTTTTGACCCTCTTCCGTATTAGAACTTCACTTTCATAGAAACTGGAATATCAATTTTGTTTTTTTTTGGACAAAACCAATTGATAAACCATTTAACAAAATCAATAAACATGATTACGAAACTGTTACTGACAACGAAGCAGGTACGTCTACGATAACTTTTTGTTCAACAACAGGTGTAAGTTCTGGTTGTGGAACATCTGCTGCAATAGAAACTGATCCTGTGATTGCTTCACCTAATGCAACTCCATTAGTGTCAACTGCAACTGCTGTGACAATGTAATCGCCAGCTTCGACATTTGCAAAAACAACTTCATATGGTGCATGAGATAAAAACTGTACGCGGGCATCGCCTAGACTAACTCTAATTCCACCAGAAACAACTGAACTGTCGAATTCATGTTGTTCTGTAACGATAGAAACGGTTACGGTATGAGTCATTTCATTTACTCCTTTTAAAAAATATTATTCTTCGTCTTCTTCCTCTTCTTCTTCCTCTTCTAGATCTGCCGAAGCGATATAGACTTCAACGCTATCGTAGAGTGCCAACTCTTCAGCTAATGCCTTGATTTGTGTAACTAATTCCATTGCAGCGTCAATATTATCGCCTTCATCCAAAGCCACGCCAACTGTTAAACCATTTACTTCTAATTGAACTAACATTTTGATCTCCTTAATAAAAGTGTAACAAGACTAAAGAACAAAAAAAGAGGAGCATTTCTGCTCCTCTTTAAAGTGCCACTCTATGTTGGCTCTCTCAAAATTACATTAAGTTCTGAACGCGGAAGATACGATAGTACGTATTGCGCTTGGCATACAACTGACCGTAATCAACGTTCGTACCGCCTGCAAATGGGTTTGCAACCATGCCGTAACGAGTCTTAAATCCAATCTTTGGTTGGAATGTGAACTGGTCAACTGCACGAACCATTTGTAGAGGAACGTATGGGCAATAGAACAAGCCAGCGTCATAAGGCGACGAACCTTTGTAACCGACTGTGACTAGTTCCTGGTTGCTTGTGTAACCACCGAAGTATGGATCGATGTATACTTTGATGCGACCATGTAACAAGCCAGCAAATGTATTGCCTGTGTCATCAACTTGTAGATCAGCCGAAAGTGCAGGTGTGTACTGTAGAACACCAGCCATTGCCATTGCAGAAGCAACGTCAGACGAAACGATCATGACGTTACCTTTACCGCGACGAGTCTCTTTAGCAATAACGTTTGCGTCACGTTCGATTTGGAAGATCAAGCCTTTGAAACGTTCAACCGACCAACGACCGTTAGAGTCTGTGTCTAGGTCAAATGTACCAGCAGATGTTGTGCCATACTGTGCGCCTGCCTTAGCAACTGTGTAAATGGTACGAATAACTTCACGATTGATCTCAGCAAGAATCTCTGTCGAAAGAATATTCGATAGTTCCGTCTCAGCATCAAGACCATGGATTGCTTTCAAGTCTTGTGCGAGTTCTAACGAGTACTCAGCCTTTAGAGCACGAGTCTGTGCAGTAACAGTAACTTTCTCAATCGAGAACGCCATCTGACCGAATGTGGTATTTGCAGTACCGTTGTCTGAACCAAGATACTCACCAGTAGCAGTAGACATACCGATACCAGATGTGAATGCGTTAGCAGACAACGAAGCAACTGGGTTGGTGCTTGTATCTGAAACGGTGTTGTTTGCAAAACCGAAACGGTTTGTATCCGAACCGATACCAGAGAACTGAGTATTAGCCTCGTTGTAGAACGCTTCGGTACCAGCTTGACCCGAGTAACGAGCGCGCATTGCGAAGATAAGACCAGTAGGACCTGTCATTGGCTGAACGCCAGCAACATCATAAGCGATTAGATTAGGTAGAGCACGGCGAACCAAGCTGATTAGGATTGGATCGAAGTTCGAAATACCTGCGCCTGTTGCGTTAACTGGACCTGGTGACGAGATTGTCTCGTTTAGCATGCCCATGTTAGCACGGTCAGATGCCATTGCTTGCGACTGGTTCTCAAGAACCATTGCAGTAACAGCCTTCTTGTATGGATCCCTAATTGCTTCTAGATCAGGATGCTCTAGAATAGGACTCCATTTTTGTTTAAGTTCTTCTGATAAGTACATTTAATTACTCCTAAGTTTTGAGTCTGTCTTATTTATTTAATAACAGATTTAGAGATTGATTTAGCGACAGCATCGATTAATGGGTCATATGAAACGCGATCTGCTTT